TGTACCGGGACATCTACACCGAACTTGGCATCTACCCGGAAACGCGGGCGGCCACCAAACGTCCACAAGCATATTTTAAGGAGGTAAAACAAATGGATGAAGATATTTGGCGCAGACTCATATGCTACTGCGACGACGAGTATATTTCACGAATAAAAGCATATTCTTTAAATTGGCAAGAAGCGTCCATTACGTTTCAATTCTATGATGGTACTTATGAAATATTTTATTACATGGAAGAGACGTGGTTTAAGATAGGCAAGCTTCCAATGAGTAAAGAGAAGATGAATGAGTATTTTGGACACAAGTTACAAAAGTATATGTACATGCACGCCATGACACAACACCGGTTAGCAATTGCGTCTGGAGTTTCGCAAAAACAAATCAGTGAATATATTAATGGTGTACGCATTCCCAACTTCTATACAATTTCTCGATTTGCGAATATTCTGCATGTTTCGACTGACGTATTTAGATTCCGTTTTGAGAATCCGGTTAAATTCGAGCCACCAAAAAACGGAACCACAATCGCGTAAAAAACACACACTATAGTGAGAGGGTGACTGTATATCGTGGTTACTCTTATATTTTTGTGGGTATAAAAACGGAACCACAATCGCGTAAAAAACACACACTATAGTGAGAGGGTGACTGTATATCGTGGTTACTCTTATATTTTTGTGGGTATAAAAACGGAACCACAATCGCGTAAAAAACACACACTATAGTGAGAGGGTGACTGTATATCGTGGTTACTCTTATATTTTTGTGAGTATAAAACACACACTATAGCAAAAGGGCGACCGTAATTGGTTGCTCTTATTTTTTACGCACGCACGAAAGGAGTTAATTATGTTAGAAAGCAAATTCCAGTCAGGTCTGATTAAAGAAATAAAATCCAGATATGACGGATGCGTTGTTATGAAGAATGATGCAGGGTATAGACAAGGTACCCCGGACCTTTTAATTCTTCATAACGACAAGTGGGCTGCTCTTGAGTGCAAGCAATCGAGCAAAGCAAGTCATAGACCAAATCAAGATTATTATGTGAACAAATGGAACGATATGTCTTTCGCAAGATTTATCTATCCAGAGAATAAGGAGGAGATATTAGATGAGCTTGATGATGTATTCGGACATGCTAAAAGGTAAGCATGCCAAACTTCCACCAAGTCAGGCAACTCGTTGGGCAACAAAGAATCTGACACCTGATGATATTTTCAGAATGATATGTTCTGGATACGCTCAGGAAGTCGGAACTTTAATTCATGAGTATGCAGAGAATGCAATTAGATATCGTATTAAGATACTAAAGTCTGACAAGAAGGAAGTACGTAAGCATCTGCTGATTCACGGAATACCTGAAAACGTAGTCGCGTATTACGTTGACCGCATATTCCCGAATCTTATGACTTACACAAATGATGCTATTGGATTCCGCATGGACACGGAAGTCCCAGTATCATATTCTGCAACACCTTTAGCAGAGTTTAAGAGCCGTGGTAAGCTGCCACCTATATTTGGTCATGCTGACGCTCTCAAATTCTCAAAGAATAAACTCATGATATTTGATTTAAAGACTGGATTGTCACCTGTTCATATTGAGCAGCTTCTGACATATGCCAGTCTTTATTGTTTGCAGGAAAAACTTAAACCAGGCTGCATAGACATTGAACTGAGAATTTATCAGAACAACGAAGTGTCAGTCACAATACCAGAGGCTGACGATATTCTGCCTATTATGGATAGAATCGTAGCTTATGACAAGATGTTAACAAACTTTTTGATTTCGGAGGAAATGTGAGATGGAACAAGAGCTAATGCACTATGGCACCAAACAGCCTTATGATGGTTCACCAACAGGTTCTGGCAGATACCGTAAAGGTTCTGGTGAAAATCCTCAGAGATCAAAAGATACATTGGGTTACATCAAAGAGCTTCAAAAAGAAGACATGACTGAAAAAGAAATAGCCCAATGCATGGGAGTGTCAACAACTAGACTTAGAGAGTTGAAAGCTAATGCTGTAGCTCAGGAACGAGCTAACAATATCAGGCAGGCTCAAACTCTTAAGGATAAAGGCTACAGCACTTCTGAAATTGGACGTATTATGGGCAAGAATGAATCATCAGTTAGAGGATGGTTAGATGAGAAAGCCAGAGAAAAGGCAAGCCTAACCAAGACAACTGCTGACGTGCTTAAGAAGAATGTTGATGATAAAGGGTATATTGATATTGGTTCTGGTGTAGAAATCGATATGAATGTATCAGCAACAAGACTTAAGAATGCAGTTACCATGCTGACAGACCAAGGTTATGTAACTCATGAAGTAAAAGTGCCTCAGGTTAGCAACCCAGGAAAATACACAACTGTCAAAGTATTAGCGCCTCCTGGAACAGAATGGTCTGATGTTATTCACAACCCGGATAAAATTCACACTGTCACCGAATATTCAAGAGATGGCGGTGCGCACTTTGATGTAGTTCGACAGCCTACAAGTATCGATAGCAAGCGAGTAATGATTCGCTATGCAGAAGATGGCGGTATTGATAGAGATGGAACAATCGAAATCAGACGAGGTGTTGATGATATTTCTTTAGGTAATTCTAACTATGCACAGGTTCGTATTATGGTTAATGGAACACATTACCTTAAAGGCATGGCTATGTATTCGCCAGATAAGATGCCTGACGGAGTAGATATCATATTCAACACCAACAAAAAGAAAGGTACACCACCGGAAGATGTCTTTAAGAAGATTAAAGATGATCCGGATAATCCTTTCGGAGCTTTGATAAAAGCCAACGGCCAACGATATTATTCTGACCCAAATGGAAAGTACATTAAGGTTGGAGAGTCATATTCAGAAGCTACTAAATCTACAAATAAAGATGAGCCTCGTTACAGCTTGTCACCAGTCAACAAGCTTAGAGAAGAAGGTGACTGGTCAGAGTATGCAAAGTCTTTGTCATCTCAGTTCTTATCTAAGCAGGACTTGCCTCTTATCAAGAAACAGCTCAACTTAGCTTATGACGAGAAGAAGACACAATACAATGAAATCATGTCATTGCAGAACCCAGCTCTTAAAAAAACATTGTTGGAATCATTTGCAGATGACTGTGATGCCTCAGCGGTTCACTTGAAAGCTGCAGCCTTACCAAGGCAGGCTATGCAAGTAATACTACCAATCCCATCAATGAGTGATAAGGAGATTTATGCTCCAAACTATAAGAATGGTGAAAAAGTTTGCCTGGTTCGTTACCCTCATGGAGGAACGTTCGAGATACCAGAGCTCACAGTCAACAACAATCAAGCTAAAGCAAAGAAAGCATTGGGTAATGCAAAGGACGCTGTTGGCATCAACTCACATGTGGCAGGTATACTGTCAGGTGCAGACTTTGATGGTGACACTGTCATGGTTATACCAGCAAACAATCGTGGTTCATCAGTGCGAATCAAACATGATAAACCTCTTGAAGGATTGAAAGACTTTGATCCAAAGAAGTATAAGTACACAGATGAGCAGCTTGCCAATGGTGCAAAGGTTATTACTTCTGCATACAAACAGAAGCAGATGGGTGTGGTGTCAAACCTTATTACGGATATGACACTAAAGGGTGCGCCAACAGATGAAATAGAAAGAGCTGTTAGACATTCGATGGTTGTTATTGATTCCGAGAAACATAAGTTGGACTATAAGCAGAGTGCAATTGATAACGGCATAGATGAGCTTAAGAAGAAGTGGCAAAGCGGAGGTGGAGCTTCAACTATTATTTCAAGGTCTAAGTCAGAAGATAGGACAGTGCCAGAAAGAAAAGAAGGTAAGTACATTACTGACCCAGTAACTGGCAAGACTACTAAACACTACATAGACCCTAAGACAGGAGAGAAACTGTACACCGAGACTGGGTCCACATATACCACCACTAAGACTCTAAAGAACGGGACTACCCAGGTAGTCACCTCCCTACGTACCACTTCGGTACCTAAGATGGAGCTGGCTAAGGATGCTATGGCTCTTGTCGGTGACAAACATGATCAGAAAGAGTTAGCTTATGCAGACTATGCCAATAAGCAGAAGGCATTAGGTAATCAGGCTAGACTAAGCCTACTGAATACCCCTAGTGCCACCTACTCCCCTGAGGCTAAGAAGAAGTATGCTGAACAGTGTGCTTCCCTGGATGCCAAACTTAAATTAGCTTTACAGAATGCCCCTAAAGAACGCCAGGCACAGTTATATGCAAACATAATTGTGAAAGAAAAGAAGGAACAGAGCCCTTCTCTGACAGACAAAGAAAATAAGGATCAACTTAAGAAAGTTAAATCGCAAGCATTGGCCACAGCTAGAGCTACATATGGAGCCAAGAAGCCAAACATAGTTATTGATGACAAAGAATGGGAAGCCATTCAAGCAGGTGCTATAAGTAATAGCAAACAGTTACAAATCTTTAAGAATTGTGATCAAGATGCTTTAAAGCAAAGAGCTCTACCGAAACAAACAAATGCACTTAGCGATGCAAAGGTTAGTCGTATTAAGTCTTATAGTGCAAACGGATTCACTATTGCAGAGATTGCAGCTGCAATGGGCGTTTCAACAAGCACGGTTTCTAAGTACTTGTAATTAATGAAAGGACAAAGCAATGGAAACAGTTTCAAATGATTGGATGCTAACAACTTCTGACAATCCTTACAATCCTTTCACACAGTTTGATGAATGGCAAATGTTCGATTCGTTGCAAGGTTACAACACTTGTTCTTACTTAGATAGAATTTGTGTAACTTCTGACAATTTATCAAAGTCTTTTAATGATTCTGAAATTGACGAAGCAATGAATGAGATTCTTAAGTATGATTTGTTAGGAAATTATGTGAAAGTTAATAAAAAAACAGCACAAAAGTTTGCTGATTACGCAAAGAAAATGATGTATTCATCAGAAGAATCATCATAAACAAATAAAATTGAATATTTATTACCTCTATCAGTAGTTTGGGACAGGTAAGTCCCGGCTTTGATAGGGGAGGGGGTCCTGAAAATTGATACCCCCTACTGCATCGCGGCCGTCTTAAAAAAATCTCCGGAGGGATATTTTTGAAAAGCAATTTCGACCCGGTGCATATTTTTCGTAGACATCTTTATAGAACATACAAGCTCTTATCGGTATTTTATCTCCTTTCATCTGGTATTCAGGTGCAAACAAGTTCACATAGCCTCTTTAAGCTCGAAAAAGAGGTATAAAACAGGTTTGTATGTTCTATAAAGATGTCTACAACTCTATATAAACATATGTGAACAATAGGAGATGAGATAGTAATGCCTAAAAAAGAAGACAGAAAACCGGCAGCTTCATTAGAAGAGCGGGAGAATCGTATGGTGGCAGCAGCTATGGACCTCGCAGAGAAGCAATTATTAGAAGGAACAGCATCAGCTCAGGTCATTACACATTTTTTGAAGATAGGTTCTTCTAAAGAAAGACTTGAGCGAGACATAATGGGTGAGCAGAAAGATTTGATAAGTGCGAAAACACAGGCGTATAAGTCAGCAGATGAGCAATTGAATATGTACAAGAATGCAATACGTGCGATGGGTATATATTCTGGTGAAGATGACCCAGGAGACGACATTGATATATGAAAACATATTCAGAACTTATACAACTTTCAACTTTTGAAGAGCGCTTAGCATATCTTTCTTTCAAATCCGTTATTGGGCACGAGACCTTTGGAGGAAGCAGATGGTTAAACCAAACTTTCTACAGGTCTCCAGAATGGAAGCATTTCCGGCGTAATGTTATATTGCGTGACAATGGATGTGATTTAGGTATTGACGGTTTTACGATATACAACGGAATTTATATTCATCATATTGAACCTATAACCCCTCAAGACATACAAGCAAGGAATTTGGAGAAATTACTGAATATGGATAACGCTATATGTTGCTGCCTCAACACTCACAATCTAATTCATTATGGAGATATTTCAAATGCTGTTATTGCACCTATAGAACGAACACCAAACGATACCTGTCCATGGAAACAATAGGAGATACGACAATGAATGATGTTTTAATAGAAAGCATTTTAGGTTCTGTAAAGAAGCAGGTCAATGTAGCTCCGGAATGTACAAGCTTTGATGAAGACTTAGTTATGTACATAAATGCACAGCTTGCAATATTAAATGATATTGGAATTGGAACAGATGGATTCACAATCTCTGACAACACAAGCACATGGGCAGACTTTATACCGGACAACGTGGCCTTGGCTAATTTAGCAAGAACATACACAGGCACAAAAGTAAAAATCATATTTGACCCACCAACGAGCTCGATAGTTTTGGAAGCAAGTAAAAACTATGCTACAGAACTTGAATGGCGAATGAGTGAAAAGGTCAAATTGTTACAGGAGGAATAAATGTGGCAATACAATTACGACGCACTATTAGCTCCTGATGAACTGGAGCATTCTGGACGTAAAGGTATGAAATGGTATCAACATATTTTTACGAAAAAAGATGGAAGCTTGAATTATCTGGGTAAACGAAAAGCAAAGAAAATGAAGGATGACTATACTAGGCTAACAGGTAAGCAGCTTCGTAGGAATCCAACAAAAAGCAAAGGGTCTAAACCAGTAAACAAAATGACCGATGCTCAGATTCGCAAAAGAATTGAACGTATCAGACTTGAAAATGAATTAAATAGCTTGCAGCCAGCCAAAGTTTCAAAAGGCAAAGCGATTACACAGAAATTAAGTAGAAACTTAACGGACATGGCTGTTGAACGTGGAACACGGATACTTGGCGATTACGTTGAAAAGAATGTTAGGAACAAGTTAGGTCTTAATGCTCAGTCCGCTAAATCCCAATCTCAAATACTTGCAGATAAGGCTAGAGATTTAGAAAATCAGTGGAAAATCATTGAAAATCAAAGAAAGATTGACAATGCCAAAGCACGTTCTGCAGCAGCGACCAGCCCACAGTCTGATAAGAATAATCAACAGCAGTCGAATTCTCGAAAAGAAGAGCAGAGCAATAAGCATGAGACAAACAGAACGACGTCTCAGCATACAAATTCTGATGATATTCTTAGAGGTACTGTTGAAGATATTCCATCTGGAACATGCGAGACTGGAAGACAGTATATAGCATACTTGCTAGGAGATAAACATAGGTAGGTGAACAATAATGGCATTATCTAATACGGCTGTGCCTTACTATTACGGCCAATTTAGAGATGCTGTAATTAGAGGTGAAATCCCGATATCTAATGAAATCGCCATGGAAATGCAACGAATCGACGAACTAATCGCTGACCCGCAATATTACTATGACGACAAAGCGATAAACGGATTTATAGCTTTCTGTGAGAACGAGCTGGTTTTAACAGACGGTTCAGACTTGCACTTACTTGACTCGTTCAAACTTTGGGCAGAGTCTATATTTGGCTGGTATGAGTTTGTAGAGAAAACTATACCGGAGCCAGATGGTCGAGGTGGCATGCACTATGTCACTAAGACAATCAAGAAGCGACTCATTAAAAAGCAATATTTAATTGTTGCACGAGGAGCCGCTAAATCAATGTATGCATCATGTATACAAAACTATTTTCTATGTATTGACAAAACTTCATCGCATCAGATTACAACAGCACCAACTATGCCTCAGGCAGAAGAGGTCATGTCACCAATTCGTACTGCAATCACTCGTTCAAGAGGCCCACTGTATACATTTCTTACAGATGGCTCAATCAACAACACAACAGGTTCAAAAGCCAACAGGCAAAAACTCTGTCCTACAAAGAAAGGTATTCAGAATTTCCTGACTGGTTCACTACTTGAAGTTCGTCCAATGACAATTGATAAGCTTCAAGGATTGCGAGTAAAAGTTGCAACAATTGATGAGTGGCTTTCTGGTGATGTAAGAGAGGATGTAGTTGGAGCGATTGAGCAGGGAGCAGCAAAAGAGCAAGGCGGAGGAGCAAATGATGACTATCTGATAGTGGCTATCAGCTCAGAAGGAACTGTCAGAAATGGTTCCGGCGATACAATCAAAATGGAGTTAATGAGTATACTTAAAGGTGACTATAAAGCTCCACATACTTCTATCTGGTGGTACAAGCTGGATGATATTAAGGAAGTTAACGACCCACGTTATTGGATGAAAGCAAATCCTAACATTGGTATCACTGTATCTTATGAGACTTATCAGTCTGATGTCGAGAAAGCAGAAGCCAATCCCGCAGCAAGGAATGATATTCTTGCTAAACGTTTTGGTATACCAATGGAAGGCTACACATATTTCTTCACTTATGCTGAAACACTTGTACATCAGAAGAGAAGCTATTGGCAGATGGCGTGTTCTATGGGAGCTGACATGTCCCAGGGTGATGACTTCTGTGCATTTACATTTATGTTCCCAATTGGCAATGGACAGTTTGGAATTAAGACACGTTCTTATATTACAACCTTGTCATATTCGAGATTACCAAGAGCACTTAAAGATAAATATGATAAATTTATTGCTGAGGGTAGTTTGATAGTTATGGAAGGAACAATCCTTGACTTAATGAATGTCTTTGATGATGTAGATGCTTATATAACTAAGAATGAGTATGATGTTCGATGCTTTGGATATGATCCATATTATGCAAAGGAATTTGTGGAAAGATGGGAAAGAGAAAATGGTCCATTTGGTATAGAGAAAGTACAGCAGGGAGCGCGAACAGAGTCCGTTCCACTAGGTGAGTTAAAGAATCTTGCTGGTGAACGAATGCTCTTATTTGATGAGCAAATCATGTCGTACACAATGGGTAATGCTATTACTCTTGAAGATACAAATGGTAACCGTAAGCTTTACAAGAAACGAAGAGAACACAAGATTGATAATGTGGCAGCTATGCTTGACGCATTTGTGGCATACAAGCGTAATTTAGATGCGTTTTAGGAGGAACGAATAGAAGTAAAGCCCATACTTAATCTAAGTACAGGCTTTATTGCTCGATAATCTTCATATAAAATTTTCTCCATAAAACAGTTCACATATATTCAATTGCGTTATTCATCAATAATTTGTTGAATTTTTGATGGCTTATCTAAGAAATCCTCAAGTTTTAGACAGCAATACATTAAAATATTAAGGCCGGCAAATTTAAGAATTCCATTGAGCTCGGCATTATCGACAATATTTTTTATACCGCCATTAATATTAATGTTATGCATTAATGCTGCATTGCCGCGTACAATTTTGCCAGCATCATTTTTATATGCGGCAGTTAATCGTTTAACGTTCATACTTTCATACTCCTTTCTATGTTATTTGAAGACTCCAATATCTCCATAATCAATCATAGCCAAATCACGTGAGTATGTCAATACTATATTTTTAAGGAAGGATAAATTATGTGGGAATATGAAACGCCAAACCCGGACGAGCTTATGCACTATGGCAAGCTTGGCATGAAGTGGGGTGTACGTCATGGACACTCCGATAAAGTATATGCCAAAGCATCACGAAAACTAGAAAAGCTTGATAATAAGGTTCAAAAGTATGCTAAGAAAAAATATAAGCATGCCAATCCTTTAATAAGGACTGAAATTTCTGATGATTTATACAGGCAATCTGCAAGAAAAGAAGATAAATATAAATCTAAAGCACAGAAGTGGGCTAAAAAAGTATCTAGAGTTTTAGGTAGTGAATCGGTTGAATCCATGGTTAATTCACAAAATGTTGCTATAGGTAAAAAATACATTAGCAACATAATTTAATAAATAATTCAAAATGGTATTGGAATCCGTAAGGGTTCTTTTTTTTATACCAAATTTTAAAGGAGAAAAGAAATGGCATTATCAGTAGGCACACGTTTGAAACATGCCTGGAACGCATTTTTAAATAGAGCACCAACTCAATACAGAGATATTGGAAATGGGTCAGGAATAAACCCAGGACGAGCCAAGTTCACAAGAGGAAACGAACGCTCAATTATCAATTCGCTTTTCAATCGTATTGCAATGGATGTAGCAGCGCTAGATATTAAGCATTGCCAATTGGATGCAAACGAACGATACAAAAGCACCATATCATCAGGTCTTAATGATTGCCTGACACTGAGTGCAAACATTGACCAAACCGGTAGAAATTTAAAGCAAGATATTGTTATGTCCATGTTTGATGAAGGTGTCGTAGCTGTCGTACCAGTAGATACAACCGATGACCCGAATAATACAGACAGTTACATTATTGACACTATGCGTACCGGAAAAATTGTTGAATGGTATCCGCGCCATGTAAAAGTCCGATTATACAATGACCGAACCGGGCATAAGGAAGAAGTTATTTTACCTAAGTCTGACGTGGCCATTATAGAGAACCCATTCTATGCAATTACGAATGAACCAAATTCATCAGTTCAACGACTTATCAGAAAGTTAAATCTGTTGGATGTAATTGATGAGCATAATGGGTCAGACAAGCTCGACCTTATCATACAGCTTCCATATACGGTTAAAACCCCGGCAAAGAAAGCTATGATAGAGGAACGCCGAAAAGAGATTGAAGAGCAGCTAACTGGTTCAAAGTATGGAATAGCATACCTCGATGCTACAGAGCACATAACCCAGTTAAATAGGTCTCTGGAGAATAATCTCCTTAAACAAATCGAGCTACTTATCAACATGGTATATAGCCAGTTGAGCATTACAACGAGTGTAATGGATGGCACTGCAGATGAGCAGACCATGCTTAATTACAATAACAGAACTATTGAACCTATCGCATCTGCAATCGCAGACGAGTTCAAAAGAAAGTTCTTATCTAAAAATGCAAGAACTAGAGGACAAACAATCATGTTCTTTAGGGATGCTTTCAAATTAGTTCCAGTTAACAACATTGCAGATATTGCAGACAAATTCACACGTAACGAAATCATGTCTACCAACGAGATGCGTGCCGTTATCGGTATGAAGCCGGTTAATGACCCTCAGGCAGATGAACTTCGTAATAAGAATCTTAATCCGGGCGAAAACCAGTCCTTTGCATCCACTACAGATGAAGACCCAGATGAAGATTACGACTATGGAACTGATTACTAATAAAACAAGGAGGAAAAATCAAAATGGGATTCAATCCAAATGATTATGACTTTGCAGGCTATGCAACAATGAATGACATTTTATGCAGCGACGGAAGAATCATTAAACGTGATGCATTCAAAGCTCAGGATGGAAGCCGTATTCCATTACTTTGGAATCATGACCATCAGGACATTAGTGATGTCATTGGACACGCTGATTTGGAAAATCGTTCAGACGGCGTGTATGCATATTGCAAATTTAATAACAGTGAAAACGCCAAGATGGCAAAGGAGATTGTCCAGCATGGTGATATTTCATCACTTTCTATTTATGCAAACAAACTTAAACAGATGGGTAACGAAGTCTTACATGGCGTTATCAGAGAATTAAGTCTTGTCCACGCTGGGGCAAATGATGGCGCTCAGATTGACTGGGTATTAGCCCACAGTGACGATCCAGAGGCAGGTGAAGGATTTATCTATAACGGTAATTTACCTATTACCATCCTGTGTCATTCAGATGGTAAGACAAATGCACCAAAGGAAGGAGATACAAAAGTGCCAGATAACAATCCAAGTCCAGCTCAGCAGCATGGCGACAAAACAGTAGAAGATGTCATTAATTCTATGACAGAAGAGCAGCAGAAAGTTTTATATGCACTAGTTGGAGCAGCTAGTGAAGGCAAATTAGACGATAATGAAGGAGGAGAACCAACCATGAAGCACAGCGTTTTCGACAACGACAACAATTCAGAGGAGGCACTGTTACATTCAGCAATCATTGATAGCGCAATCAAAGACGCTAAGAAGTATGGATCAATGAAAGAGAGTTTCATCGAGCACGCAGCAGCAAATAACATCGAAGATATTAATATGCTTTTCCCGGAGCCAACAGAGCTCAATGTACCGCCAACATTCATCAAGAAAGATGAGACATGGGTAAGCGATATTATGGGCTCAGTTCATCATGTACCTTTCTCAAGAGTAAAGACAACATTTGCTACTCTTGATGCTGATGAGGCCAGAGCAAGGGGTTACATTAAGGGCAACATGAAGAAAGAGATCGCTCTGGCTCTTCTTAAGAGAGTTACAACCCCTACAACTGTATACATCAAGTTAAAGATGGATAGAGATGATGTTGTAGATATTACTTCATTCGATGTAATCGAGTGGCAGCGTGCAGAGATGCGTAGCCAGCTTAATAAGGAGCTTGCACTTGCTATGCTTCTTGGTGATGGCAGAATTGCATCATCTGATGATAAGATCAATGAGCAGAACATCCGTCCTGTAGTATCTGACGAAGATATGTATACTATCAAGTACACAATCAAAGAGGGTACAGATTACAAGATCAAAGGCAGCTCATACTCTGATAACGATTCAGAGTATAAGGGAGTTGTCCGCGGAGCTGTTAAGGCACGTAAGGATTACAAGGGCTCAGGAAGACCTACATTCTACACAACAGAGGATGTACTTACAAACCTTCTTCTCCTTGAGGACCAGAATGGACGTGTAATCTATGAGTCAGAGGAGAAGCTCGCAACAGCTATGCGTGTAAGCAAGATCGTAACAATTCCAGAGATGGAGAATTACAAAGACATTTACGGAATCATTGTTAACATGACTGACTACACAGCAGGTGCTGATAAGGGTGGTGCAGTTAACACATTCGATGATTTCGATATCGATTACAACCAGATGAAGTACTTAATGGAGACTCGTATGAGTGGCGCTCTTACAACACCATACTCTGCAATTGTCCTTAAGAAAGCTGCAGCAGCTAGCGGCGGTACACAGTCAGCTGGCGGATCATCACAGACAACTGGTAAATAGAAAAGTCTGAAATAATCAAAATGGGATACTAGGAGGCATTATGGGTAGATTTTATGGAAATATCGGATTCAATGTACCTGGCGAAACAGCGCCTGGAGTTTGGACCGATTCATACATAGAACATCATGCATATTTTGGTGATGTTACAAGAGATTATAGAAATCTCGAAACGTCTGGCTCTAACGTCAATAGTAGCCCAAACTTGAACACCATTATAGCAATTGTTGGGGATGAGTTCGCTTTTGAGCACATTCCTGACATGCGTTATGTGGAATATTTAGGTTCCAAATGGACTATAAAAACTGTGGAGCCTAAGGACAGAAAACTAATCTTAACTATTGGAGGAGTCTATAATGGCGGATAGAATCACGCTACACAATAAACTGGTGGAGATTCTCGGCACAAAAAATGTATATTTTCAGCCTCCACCGAAGTTAAATTATCCTTGCATAAAGTACGAACTGAGAAACCAGAAACGCATACAGGCAAACAATAACAACTATATAAAGAAACAAGGATACACAATTACTCTTATTGATTACGACCCAGATAGCAAATTCAAGGACAAACTCGAAGAATTGCCGTACTGTGCTTTTGACAGGCACTTTACAACTTCTGGACTTAATCACTTTGTATTCACAATATTTATTTAAGGAGGAAACCTAATAATGGCAGGTAAGAAATTAGTATGGGACCAGACAGGCGAGAGAGAGTTTGAGACTGGTGTCAGCAAAGGTGTACTTTACGTTGCTGAGGGCGGAGCTTATCCTAAGGGAGAGGCTTGGAATGGTCTTAGTAAAGTATCTGAGTCTCCAGAGGGAGCAGATGCTACAGCAGTATATGCCAACAATAAGAAGTACTTAAATCTTGTTGCAGATGAGCAGTACAAAGCTACAATCAGCGCCTATACGTACCCGGACGGATTCAAAGAATGCAACGGCGAGTCTTCACTTGGTAAAGGTGTTACAATCGGACAGCAGAAGAGAAAGACATTTGGATTCTCTTATCAGACACTTATCGGAAACGATACAGATGGAACGGATCATGGCTACAAGATTCATCTTGTATACGGCTGTACAGCAGCTCCATCATCTGTTGATCATTCATCAGTTAATGAGTCACCTGAGGCAGCTGAGATGTCATGGGAGATTTCTACAGTTCCTGTAGATGTACCAGGCTTCAAGCCAACTGCAACCCTCGTAATTAACTCGACCGAGACCGATGCCGCTACACTCAAGAAGATTGAGGATTTATTATACGGCACAGAAGAGGCTGAGGCTAGATTACCTCTTCCAGCAGAGATTATCACTCTTCTTGGCGCAGCTACGAACGTGTAAAATAGTCGACAGATAATCAAAATGGTGCTATACTGGCAATAGTTGATGCATAGGAGGAACGTATTATGAAACTTATTTCGCTTACATGTCCAAATTGTAATGCTAACTTGGACGACATAGACTCAAGTAGGCCGTTTTGCTATTGTCAGTACTGTGGCACTAAAATAGCTTTAGACGATGGTACTATTCGAAAAGAAACTCATATTTATGATGAGGCCAAGATTAAAGAAACAGAATCCTCTGAGCGAGTTAAAATGCGAGAAATGGATGTCGAGCGTGAACACTCTAAGCAAATGAACGAAATATTAAAATATGTTTTAATATTTGCAGCCGTGTTATTTGTAGTTGGCATTGTGCTTGCTGCATTTGATGTTGAAATAGGTTACGACATCATATTATTTGAGATGGCAGTTGGCATATGGGCATTCTTTTTTATGTTAATACGTAAAGATAAAAAAAATAAATAAATTAATTGATTTACAGATCATCATTTAGATGGTCTGTTTTTTTTGTTTTAAAATGAAAGGAGATAATTATTATGTTATGTAAAACAATAGAGTATGAGGATTTCCTCGGTAATAAACGTAAAGATGATTGCTACTTCAATCTTTCAGAAGCAGAAGTAGTAGAGATGGAGCTTTCAACAACAGGCGGCTTGTCAGAGATGGCAAAACGTATTGTAAAAGCTAAAGATACTCCATCAATGGTAAAAATATTCAAGGAACTTATTCTTAAGTCATATGGAGAGATTTCTCCAGATGGAAAACGATTCATCAAAACTCCTGAAATCTCAAAGGCTTTTGAAGAGACACCGGCTTACTCTAAACTGTTTATGGAATTAGTTGCAGATACTGATAAGGCCATTGATTTCTTTAATGGAATCACGCCTGGCAACAAGGATACTGCAGAGATCAAAAAGCAGGCTTTAGAGCAGCTCGAACAGTAATATGCTTACACTAATAGTCCCGCCGTCAGATACGATTAGATTGTGGGATGAACAAAATGAAGTATTTTACACTAAACCGCCATTTAAAGGCGGAATTCTTAAACTAGAACATTCTCTAATTTCAGTATCTAAATGGGAATCCAAATGGTGCAAGCCGTTCATAGATTCAAAAAAAACTAATGATGAGGTCTACGATTACATACGTTGCATGGCTTTGAATGCAAGTGAATCGGATCCAATCTTCGATTATTTATCCACCGAAAATCAAGAAGCAATTAATAAATACCTAGAGCGTCCAATGACAGCTACAACTTTACCAAAAGAAAGAGCTGCAAGTAAAAAAATAATAACTTCCGAAGTTATTTACTATTGGATGCTTGAGCTCGGTATTCCTTTCGAATGCGAAAAATGGAATATCAAAAGATTGATTACTCTCATTAGAGTTGCTGAATTAGAACGAAATAAAGGAACAAAGAAAGTACCTCAACGTGACATGATATCTAAATATGCTGAGATAAATGCCAGAAACAGAGCGCGCTTTCATTCAAAAGGATAGAACTTGACATGATTACATTTAGACAAAAGGGAGATTTCTCAAAGCTTAATCATTATTTCGAGAAGCTTAAAGAAGGAATCAAAATAGGGGATTTAGATAAGTACGGACGTGCTGGAGTTGAAGCATTGTCTAATGCAACCCCAAAAGACACTGGACAGACAGCAAGTTCTTGGTATTACGAGATAAAACGTTCAAATGGTTCAGTGTCTATACAATTTAAAAATTCAAATGTTCACGAAGGAGTGCCAATCGCCGTTATTTTACAGTACGGTCATGGCACAGGAACCGGGGGCTGGGTAGAAGGAAGAGATTACATCAATCCTGCTATTCAGCCTATTTTTGATGAAATAGCAAACAATGCTTGGAAGGAGGTTACTAGCGTATGAGTCAAACTGTAGATAATAAAGTTGTAGAGATGCGATTTGATAACGGCCAATTCGAAAAAGGTGTCGCTACGAGTATGTCTACAATTGATAAACTCAAAGCTAAACTCAATTTTCAAGATGCAGATAAATCCCTCAGTTCACTTTCAGATTCTGCAAAGAAAGTGGACATGAGCACACTAGCAAATAGTGTTCAGAAGGTCGGCCTTCAATTTTCATCATTGCAGGTTATAGCTGGAACAGCTTTAGCCAATATTACGAATAATGCTGTAAATACTGGCAGGAAAATACTTTCTGCTTTGACTACTAATCCTGTTAAAGATGGTATGTCAGAGTATGAAACCCAGATGAATGCTGTACAGACAATTCTGGCAAACACTCAAAAAGAGGGAACAAATGTTAAAATTGTAAATAAATATCTTGATGAATTAAATACTTATGCCGATAAAACTATTTACAATTTTTCAGAAATGACACGTAACATCGGTACGTTCACAGCAGCAGGAGTAAAACTTGGCACATCAGTGTCATCAATCAAAGGTATTGCAAACCTTGCAGCAACATCGGGCTCTAATGCTCAGCAGGCATCCACAGCTATGTATCAGCTTTCACAGGCAATCGCAGCGGGTAAAGTCCAATTAATGGACTGGAATTCGGTTGTGAATGCCGGAATGGGAGGACAAGTATTCCAGGATGCATTAATACGTACTTCTGAGCATTTAAAAACAGGTGCTAAAGAAGCTATTAATACTTATGGATCATTCAGAGAAAGCTTGACAAAAGGCGAATGGCTTACAACTCAGGTTTTAACAGAAACTCTTGACCAGTTTGCTACGGCAGCAGATACACAAGAAGAATATGAAGCAGCTGTAAAAAAGTTCGTTGATGAAGGATATTCTCAGGAAGAAGCAGAGCAAATCGCAACAATGGCTAAGACTGCTGGAGAAGCTGCAACAAAAGTAAAAACATTTAGTCAGCTCATAGACACATGCAAGGAAGCATTAGGTTCCGGATGGACTACAACATGGCGACTTATATTTGGTGACTTCGAAGACGCTCGTAAACTCTGGACAAGTGTTAGTGATGTAATTGGCGGGTTTATTAATAAATTCTCAGATGCTCGTAATAAAGTACTAGATAGTGCACTATATAACAATTTTAAGAGTCTTGGCGAAAGAATTGAATCCGTCGGAGAAGCAACAGAAACTGTTACTAAAGTAACTGAAAATTTCGGAGAAGTAGTAAATCGAGTTATTGGTGGAGAATTCGGAAACGGAGCAGAACGAGTTCAAAAACTTACAGAAGTAGGTATGGATTGGGCTCATATTCAGAATCTTGTAAATGAGCAACTTGGTGACTCAACAAGACATGCAACAGATTACAAAGAAGCTCAGGAAGAGGTAACAAAAGCCCAGGCCGAAGCAATTGAATCATTTGCAGCAATGTCTGATGAACAGCTTACAAATATTGGATTTACACAAGATGAAATTTATGCTTTACGAGACCTTGAAGCTCAGTCAAAGAAAACTGGCAAATCTATGCAGGAACTTCTTGAAGAAGAGTCAAGCAGAAAAGGCGGACGAGAGCTTTTAATAGAATCATTCACAAATATTGGCAAAGCTATAGGGACAGTATTTAAGTCTGTTGGTGAAGCATGGAAATCAGTATTTGACCCAATAACATCAAGTGACCTGTATGGTGTGATTGAGAAATTTCACAGCATGTCTGAGTCAATGCTTGGGGTAGGCGAACATGCAGACCAATTAGTATCTACTTTTAGAGGCTTATTTGTTATTTTAAAGTGGGGTACGAACATACTTGGCGGTGGTTTTAAGATTGCCATAAAAGTCGTTTCACTTTTATTAAAAGCATTTGGTTTAAGTTTTCTTGATGTAACTGCAATAATAGGTGACTTCTTATATAAGATTGACCAGTTTCTTAGCGAAAATGACTTTCTTGCTGCTGGCGTTAATCTTTTGGCAGAAGGAATCAAAATGGTGGCTTCTGGATTAAAAGAATTATATGATTACATATCTAGTCTTCCAGAAGTGCAATCATTCTTAGAAAAAATAAAGTCCGTAGACCTAAGCGATGTAGCTCAAGGATGGATCGAGTCGCTATCGAGCGGAGTCAAGGAACTTAAGAATCTCGATTTAAAAGAAATAGGAGCTTTTATAATTGAAGGTCTCAAAGATGGTATGAGCGGAAAGATTGGTTCTATTATAGAGGCCATTTCTGAAATCGCTAATACTATTATAGATACAATAAAGGACATTCTTGATATTCATTCACCTTCAAAAGTAATGATTGCAATAGGTGGATTTATCGTAGCAGGTTTGATAAAGGGTATTCTTGACGCATTTCCGGATGTAAAAGAATCATTAAACCAATTGACTGGCGGAATGGTAACTTGGTTTGAAAACATAGACTGGAATCAGATATTCGCAGGAATTGCATCAGCTGGATTGCTTAACATATCAACTCAGCTTTCCACAGCAATAAAGAATTTCAGTATTTTCGCTACTCAAATCGGAGGTGTGGCAGCTTCAATATCCGATGTGTTAAGCAACATATCGACCAGCATCAAAGTGGCTACTAAAAGCTTTAAGAAAATTATGAAAGCTAAAGCTTTTAAAACAAGAGCAGAAGGTATTAAAGAAATAGCGGAATCTCTTTTAATTCTGGCGGGAGCTGTATACATTCTCGGTCAGATGAATAAAGATGACTTAATACGTGCAACTGTATGTATTGCTGTGTTAGGTGGCATTCTAGGAGTAATGACTGTTGCTATATCAAAGTTCTCAGAATCATCAGCATCGTTTAACGAAAATGGTCTGAATATTAAAGGTCTTAAAACATGCCTTATCCAAATGGGTATGGCACTTTTATTAATGGCTGAAACAGTCAAAATCATGGGCAAATTAAACCCAGATCAAGCAACTCAAGGCTTTGGCATGCTAATTGGATTGTGCGGATTGATAGTAATATTGACATATGTTCTTGCTAAATGTGTTGATAGTGATCAAATGGCCAATATAAACAAATTTGGTAAAATGATGACCAAACTGGCTATAGCTTTGCTACTCACAATCGCTGCTGTTAAGTTGATAGGGCTCTTAAAATCTGATGAACTTACAAAGGGACGAAACTTTGCAATAGCGTTTACAGCATTTGCAATACTATTAGGCATAGCAGCAAGACTTGGTGGACCAAACGTAAGCAAATTTGGAACAATGATGATAAAGTTAGCGATTGCAATCGGATTGATGGTTGCTGTTGTTAAACTCATAGATTGCCTATCTCCAGAAGCGGCGATAAAAGGCGGAATATTTATGGCTGCTTTTATGACATTTATCGGCTATATGGCAATTGCCTCTATGCTGACCAAGAATGCAAAAGACTTTGGAAAAATGATATTGTCGATTTCTGCCTCACTATTATTGCTTGCAATCACCATGCAACTCGTAGGAAGATTAAGCCTTGCAGCAATTGGAAAAGGAACATTATTCATGGTTGCATTTGCTGGATTTGTTCTGGCTATGGTTGCTATAAGTAAATACGCTAATGGAACTGAAATCGTCAAAATAGGGGCAACATTACTTGCATTAAGTGTGTCAGTTGCTATCTTGGCGGCAGTGTCAATTATGCTAGGTATGATATCACTTCCTGCGCTTGCAAAAGGTGTTGCTGCTGTAGCAGTTTTAGCAATATTCATGTCAGGAATGATAGCCGCTACAGAAGGTGCAGAAGATTGTAAAGGTTCAATAATAGCAATGGCAGTTGCAATAGGTGTTATGGCTGCAGCAGTAGCAGCGTTATCATTTATAGAATGGCAAAAGCTTTTACCAGCAACAGCTGCACTATCAATGGTTATGTTTATGTTTGCAATTATGGAACATGGCGCTAGTAATGTAAAAGGCGCGATGGGTTCAGTCATAGCAATGTCCATAGTTGTTGGATTACTTGGCATAATGCTAATTGCGTTAAGTCAATGCAAATGGCAAAATACGTTAGCAGCAGCCGCAGGACTGTCAATAGTGATGCTGGCATTCGCCGGAACACTAGCAATTGTTGGTGCTACCGCTCAGGTTGCAATCGCAGCAATACCGGGAATAGCTGTTATGACATTAGCACTTGCTGCTATAACGGTTATGATATATGAATTAGCTCAGTGTAACCCGGAATCAGTTCTGGCATCGGCAGCTAGTCTGTCAGTCTTGCTATTAGCTCTTTCTGTAGCTTTAGCAATAGTAAGTCATATACCAATATCTGGAGCCATAGAAGGTGCACTGGGATTGTCATCATTTATCGGCATAATGGGATTAGTTCTTGCTGCATTAGGTGGATTATCGCGAATACCGGGACTTACAGAACTAGTGGAAGATGGTGGAAGTTTCTTATCATCTATAGGATACGCATTAGGTAATTTTGTCGGCAGTATAGTCGGCGGATTTGCAGCAGGAGCTACTTCCGGATTACCCGAAATAGCTGATAATTTATCCGCATTTGGAGATAAGATTCAACCGTTCATAACTTCTTTATCTGCAGTTGACCCTATTGATTTTGTAGCAAAAGTTGGGGCACTCACGGCAGGCATATTATTACTCACGGCAGCAGATTTTGTGTCTAGCATAATGACGTTTAGCCCAATTTGTAAAAGCTTTGCAAATTTAGGAACTGAATTATCACAGTTTATGATAAATGCAATGCCGTTCTTAACAGCAGCATTGCTTATAAGTCCAGACATGATGGAAGGTGTTAAAGCACTTGCTGAAACCATTATGATAATAACAGCCGCAGACCTGTTGTCAAGCATTAGTTCATGGATTAGCGGTGATAATTCTATGGACAAATTCGGGACACAATTGGTTTCATTTGGAAATGCTATAGCCGAATTCTCATCAACTGTAGCCGGCAAAGTGGACGCAAGTGCTGTAGAAGCCGCAGCGAACGCTGGTAAAATAATGGCTGAAATGGCATCCACAATACCTAATTCAGGTGGCGTACTAGGATTCTTTGCTGGTGAAAATGATATTGATACATTTGGTACAATGCTTAAATCATTTGGAAAATCCATTGTATCATTTTCTGAAACTGTAGCTGGTAATATAGACCAAGATGCTGTTCAGGCAGCTGTAGATGCTGGCTCTATCATGGCAAAGTTTCAAGAGACAATACCTAATACGGGTGGAGTTGTTGATTTCTTTACCGGTAAGAATGATATGGCAACCTTTGGCAATAATCTTGAGTCATTCGGTAAGTCAATAGTGTCATTCTCTGAAAAAGTAGCAGGCAAGATAGACTCCGATGCAGTTCAGACAGCAGCAAATGCTGGAGCCATGATGGTGGAATTAAATAAAATAGTTCCAGATGAAGGCGGAGTTAAAGGCTGGTGGTTCGGAGATAATGATTTATCTGATTTTGGTGATAATATTGCTGACTTTGGTGAAGCAATAGCGTCATTCTCAGCATCAGTGTCAGGAGCTGTTTCGGCAACAGCAATTGGTAGTGCAATTGATTCTGCTAAAGATTTAGTCGACTTCAACACCTATGCAAAAGATGCTAAATTTGATAATCTTTCAAATTTAAATTTAGCAATAAGCACCGATTTTACAGGTATTGCCGGCTCATTGCAATCAGTATCTTCAACTATATCAGAAGGTATTAGCATAACGAATATAAACAGCATGATTTCATGTTGTCGTTCGTTAGTTTCATTTTCTGCTGAAATCGGAAAAGATTCAGGAAGTAATTTAAAGAGCTTTGCATCGGCATTATCTGATTTCTCGAACCAGATGTCAAAAGTTGATACAAGCGGTTTATCTTCATTCTCAAAACAGATGAAGACAATTGGCGATTCAGGTGTGAACGCATTACTTACTTCATTCAAAGGTGCTTCTGCTAAAGCTACGGAGGCAGGCTCATCAGTGGCTAAAGCAGTTAGTAGTGGCTTTTCAAAGAATGCATCGTCATTCACTAAAGCTGTTACAGGTGTATTGAATAAAATGATACAAACCATAAAGGGATATAGTTCGAAAGCGTCATCTGCGATGAAAGCTGTAGCTGCTGGTATGGCCGATGGAGTTATATCAGGTAAAAGCATGATCGTAAATAACGTCAAAAATGCAGTTAAGGCTGGTGTTACAGAAGCTAGAAGTTATAGAGACGCATTTTATGGAGCTGGTGCTTATCTTGTAAGGGGACTTGCTAACGGTATAAGTGATAATGATTATATCGTCAAAGCAAAAGCAAAGGCTATGGCAAGAGCTGCTACAAGAGCCGCTCAGAAGGAACTCGATGAGCATTCACCATCTAAAGTATTTTACAAAATAGGTAAATACATTCCTATGGGAATGGTTAAGGGTATTGACGCATATGCTTCACAGGCTAAAGATTCATCTAAATCAATGGCTAGGTCAGCTGTTGACGGAGCATCATATGCCTTGGCAGCGCTCACTGATATGATAAATGGCGATATTGATATGTCTCCGACTATTAGACCAGTTGTAGATATGAGCAGTGTTAACGCAAGTGCAAGAGACATGAATCAATTGCTTGGCAGTAATATAAATTTGGGCTTAAGCGCTCAGTTAAATGCTATTAATTCAAGAATGCGCTCACGCAATCAAAATAGTGGTAATGCTGATGTGATTTCTGCAATCACAGGATTACGTAAAGAAATCTCTGGAATCAGCAAACCAACTTACCAAATAGACGGAATAACATATGACAATAATTCAAGTATTTCAAGCGCTATTGAAACACTTGTAGATGCAGTAATAACAGAAAGGAGAATCTAACATGCCAGCAGTATCAAATTTGAAGGTTGCGTTGGAAACCGGAACAACCGGCACATACTTGGCGACATGGGACTTCGATGAATGGACTAAATCCACAGTAGTCACTGGCACTGCGATGGGTGTTGGTTCTCTCGTTTCAATAGCATCGAATGCAACTTATTACAATGGTCAGCATATGCCCGATTGGGTAAAAAATGACAAATGGTACATTAAACAAATAGCCGGCGATCGTGCAGTAATTGATAAAAATGAGTCTGGTTCTCATAGCATTGATTCGCCGGTTAATGTTGCGTATTTGTCGGGCGGAACTCAGCAAACTTCCGTTGTTGATGTAAAAACACTTGACCATTATGGTATTCAGTGGGACTACGAGACTGGCGACGGGCTTTGGTTTATTGGTGAAAAGGGTGAAGTTACCGCTAAATCTTCAAGATACAATGCACCATCTAACGCATTAATAGTACGATGCTGGGTACTTCCAGTTTCAACATATCATGATGTAAACGGCACTTCAACTGCATATTGGACAGGTTCATGGATATATGCGGACCATTCACTTGGCGGAGATCCACCTCCAAAGATGAGCACACCTTCTGTTGAAATAAAAAAATATTCATTAACTGCGTCATTAACAAACATTGGAGATTATAGCGAAAATGGTGAATATAACAAAGTTGATGAATTGCTATTTGAAATATACAAAGATGATGTGCTTTATAAAACCGGAACAGTAACAGTCAGGCTAGCTCAAGGTGCCTTTACTTGTAATGTTGAAGCGGGAAGCGAATATATGGCTCGTGTTAGAGCTATAAATGATTATTATGGCACTCAAATAGACGGTCCTTGGTCAGATTTCTCAAGTAAAGTAAGAACTATACCGGCCACACCAAACGGAATAAATCAATGCCGGGCGACATCTAAGACTTCAATCATGATCTCTTGGTCAGAGGTTAAAAGTGCAACATCTTATGATATTGAGTATGCAACAAAGAAATCATATTTCGATATTACAGACAAGACAAGCACAAAAACTGGAATCAAAAAGACACAGTTTGAATTTGTAGGTCTTGACAGCGGAAGCGAGTATTTCTTTAGAGTTCGTGCTGTAAATGATAAGGGCGAATCTGATTGGACTGCTATAACTTCTGTTGTGATAGGAACAAAACCGGCCGCGCCTACGACATGGTCATCAGTGTCCACTGTAGTTACAGGAGAGCCATTGAAGTTATATTGGATTCATAATTCAGAAGATGGCTCAAGATGGAAGTATGCAGAACTGAATATTCTAGTTAACGGTAAAAAATTAACAACTAATCCAGATCCATTTAAAAACACTCAGGCAGAAGATGATAAAGATGTTACTCCATCATATCCAATTGATACAAGTATATATTCTGAGGGAACAGTTATAGATTGGTGTGCAAGAACATGTGGCGTAACGCTAGAATATGGCGATTGGTCTGTAGTTAGAAGAATAAATGTTTATGCACCACCTACACTGTCCCTTAGCATACGCAATAAGGATAACAATCCAACATCAGTTATCCAGCAGTTTCCATTTTATATTTATGGATTACCGGGACCTAAAACTCAGGCGCCAGTAAGCTATCATGTATCTATAGCAGCTGCAAATAATTACACAACAATAGACCAAATTGGACAGACAAAAGTTGTGAATGCCGGTGAAGAAGTATATTTCAAAAACTTTGACACCGGTGAAGCATTACTCGTTGAGATGTCGGCACATAATATAGACCTTGAAAATAATCAGGATTATACAGTTACAGTAGTAGTATCTATGAACTCAGGTCTTACGGCTACAGCGTCAACAACCATATCTGTTAATTGGACAGAAAGTAAGTATGAGCCAGATGCTGAGATTGGTATAGATGAAAATTCATATTCTGCATTTGTCAGGCCGTATTGTACAGATTCAAATGGCGATCCTGCATCGGGAGTAACATTGGCTGTTTACAGAAGAACTTACGATGGTGACTTTGTTAAGATTGCTGACCAGATAGAATGCAACAGGAATATTCATGTAACAGACCCGCATCCAGCATTGGATTATGCTAGATACAGAATCATAGCAACAGAAGAATCTACCGGAGCAGTGAGCTTTTATGACCCACCTGGCTATCCTATAAATGGCGATTATATTATTCTGCAATGGGATGAAGAATGGTCAAGCTTTGACACTAATAATAGTGACACAATGGTAAACCCACCGTGGGCTGGTTCATTGCTTAAATTGCTTTACAACGTAGATGTATCGGAATCAACTGACCCAGATGTTGAGTTAGTTGAATATATTGGGCGTAAAAACCCAGTTTCGTATTACGGAACACAAATAGGAGCATCTGCAACATGGAATGTAGATGTTCTTAAAACAGACAAAGAAACAATTTATCAGCTACGTCGTATACAAAGATGGATGGGCGACGTGTATGTAAGGGAACCATCTGGTGTTGGCTTTTGGGCTAATGTAAAGGTAAGCTTTTCTCAGAAACATACGGAAAAGCTGGTTCCTGTAACACTAACAATAACTAGAGTAGAAGGAGATATGTAAGATGACAGACTGGAGTAAGTCTATGACACAGACATTCGAGTACTATACGGTTAATCCAAATACTTGGAAAGACGTAGACTTACTCGCAAATGTCAAATCAGCTACTATATCAAGAGATTCAACAGCAGAAACACTCGGCTCAGCAAACTTTGATATAGATGACGATATAGGAGAATGCTACATTAGAGCATATCTCAAAGTTGTTCAAAATGGGATTACAGAACGTATACCTCTTGGAACATTCCTTTTACAAACGCAAAGTTCTACGTTCAATGGTAAGCGAGAGACAAGGTCGATAAATGCTTACACACCTTTAATAGAGCTGAAAGAGAATCCACCAGATTTAGGATATACTATATTTAAAGGCGAAAACATAATGGACAATGCAAAAATCTTAATCAGAGAACACGCGAGAGCCCCGGTTGTACCGGTTAGTAGCGGAATCACTTTATACGGTGATTTTGTTGCTAATTCAGACGACACCTGGCTCTCGTTTCTTTCTGATTTAATTGGAAACGCAAAATATGGATTTGGCTTAGATGAGCTAGGTCAAATTCTTTTCTCACCGAAGCAAGATAATCAGGCATTGCAACCAGTGTGGACGTTTACATCAGACAATGCTTCTATATTGCATCCTGGCATGCAGATGGAAAGAGATTTATACGGCATACCGAATGTCTTGCAGGTGATATATACAAAGAACAATGAACATTACGAGACCACAGTAAAAAACACTGATTCGAACAGTCCTGTGTCTATTCAAAATAGGGGCAGAGAGATTACAAAAAGAATAACAGACCCTGATATAGGAGGCACTCCAACCAAAGAGATGATAGACGATTATGCTAAGGCTCAGCTTAAGGCACTTTCTACATTGACATACACCATAAGTTATACGCATGGATATTGCCCTGCAAGAGTTGGAGATTGTGTCAGGTTTGTATATCCGGAAGCGGGATTAAAAGACGTTAAAGCTAAAGTGATTAGCCAGTCTATATCTTGCACTCCAGGCTGTTCAGTCTCAGAAAAAGCAACGTATACAGTAAAATTATGGGGGTGATTGGAACTCATGAGAAACGTTAATAACTTAGCTACTACTTTTGCTAAGATTATAAAAGAAGACGCTACAGCCACTAAAGACTCTACTGTTTATGGAACTGCCGTAGAATTTAATGGTAAGATGTACGTCAAACTTGATGGCTCGGAACGAATGACCCCTATTGAGACAACCACAAGCATTAGGGAAGGGGATAGAGTAACAGTTCTGATTAAAGCGCATTCAGCCACAGTCACAGGCAACGTTACAGACCCTTCAACAAGTAAATCTGATAAGAAAGCAACAGACGATAAAGTTAAAGATTTGTCATCTAAAGTTAGTGAGTTTGGTACAGTAGTAGCCGGTAAAGTTAGTACTGAGCAATTGCAGGCAGTTGAGGGCATGGTTACAAATCTTAAGTCAGATAATGTAAATGTCAAGAATGAATTAAAAGCTCAATCCGCAAGCATCACAAGTTTGGATGCTAAGAAAGCGAGTATCGATGATCTGAAAGCAACTAATGCATCGATTGATAATCTTAAAGCTAATATGCTTACGACAGATACTCTTGATACCAAGTATGCAACTATCAAGAATCTCGAAGCAACAGATGCAACAATTCATAACTTATCAGCAGATTATGGCGATTTCAAGAAAGCTACAGTAGATGATTTAAAAGCGAGAAAAGCCGAAATCGATGATTTATCTGCTAAAAAACTTAATGCAACAGATGCTGAAATTACGTACGTTAACATAGACTTTTCGAATATTGGCGTGGCAGCTATTAAACAATTCTACGCAACATCTGGCATTATTAAAGATTTAGTTATAGGTGACCAGACGGTTACAGGAGAAATTGTAGGTGTTACTATCAAGGGTGATTTAATTGAGGGTAACACAATAGTAGCGGATAAGCTTGTAATGAAGGGTGATGACGGTCTATTTTATAAGCTTAATATAAGTGCTGCTAATGGAGTAGATGCAGAGCAGACATCATACAATAGTATAAATGGAAGCATTATAACTGCAAAATCTATAACAGCTACTCAGATATCCGTTAAAGATTTAGTGGCTTTTGACGCCACAATTGCTGGATTTCATATTAAAGATGCAGCCATATATTCAACTGGTAAAGAGTCTGCAACAAGTACAGTACGAGGAATATATTTGGGTAAGGATGGTCAACTTGGATTTGGTGATGGTAATAACTACATCAAGTTTTATGTTGATACTGACGGAAAATATAAGCTTGGTATATCTGCTGAAAGTCTTACATTTGCTACTGGACAGAGTGTAAAAGACGCTATTGATGAAGTTGATAGCAAAGTAGACGCTATTAAATCAATTGATTCGACAACTATTGGATATTTGGTTGGCGATAGCGGAACAACTCCTCCTACAGGAATTTGGAGTGCAAGTGTGCCTGTTGTATCAAATGGCAAATATTTATGGTGTCAGAAAATAACGACTTATACGGATGGAAGCCATGATTACGAGTATTCAGTAAGTAGAACTGGTGATAAAGGAGACCCTGGAGAAGCCGGCAAAAGTTCATACTTGCATATTAAGTATTCATCGATTGCAAACCCATCATCTTCGAGTCAAATGACAGATACGCCATCGAAGTATATTGGTGTATACACAGATAGCAACTCGGTAAGTAGCACATCGCCTTCGTCATACAAATGGAGCAAGTTGACTGGTGATCAAGGTATTAAAGGAACTGATGGAACGAATGGTAAAACATCATATTTGCATATTAAGTACTCAAATGATGGTGGTAAAACGTTTACAACTAACAATGGTGAAACTGTTGGCACTTATATTGGTACTTGTACAGATTATAATAGTGGAGACCCCACAACTGTTAGTTCCTATACGTGGGCTAAAATTAAGGGCGACCAAGGTATTCAAGGAAACACAGGACCACAGGGACCACAAGGTAAACAAGGTCCCCAAGGACCACAAGGAGTAAAAGGTAATACGGGAGCAACTGGTCCAACAGGTCCACAAGGTGTTAAAGGAAACACAGGACCAACTGGACCAAAAGGAGACGGTTTGGATGTTAAAGATACCAGAGGCACTAATCAACCACCATCATGGTATTTTGCAAATTATCCGCGTACATCTGTTGCCGAATTTAAACAATGTTCCGTAATCGGATTATCCGGCAACGGAAATTTTTGCTATTTATTAACAGTAGTACCATGGAATGATGCAAGCGGCGGCTATCCTAAACAAACTGCTAAAGTAGAAGGAAGTGGCAAGGAATACTGGAGAGTTGGCACATCTGCATCATCATGGAGTAATTGGATCGAATGCGTGCAAAAAGGCGATGTGGTAAATCAGGTAAATTCTGAACTCAAAATATCCGGCAATTCCATAGCGCTCACAACCGGACATTTTACTATTAGTGCTAAGAATTTAACATTAGATTCAGCTGGTAATGCTACTTTTAGTGGAACTGTGAAAGCGGCTACTATTGAAGGTTCTACTATAACTGGTGCAGCTGGTGAATTCACTAAGTCTTTTTCTGTAAGAATTCCATATGGAGAACCATCTGACATTGGATATTGGCTAATTGATTTTAATGGAGAAAATGGATTTATTGGGTATAAAGCAGGCCCGAAAAAAACTATTGGTATAGAATTTTCTAATATAAGCGCAGCTACAGCAGGCGGTTCCATTGATAAAAATTATTTAAGGGTGGCCGCAGCTGATTTATGTGTAGATACCACCACTGTAATACGCAAAAATAATCTTCCAGCAATTTATTTTAGTACTGAAACAGACTGCGTGGCACCACAAACAAATCCTGTTGACGGATATACCTGCGGCTGCATACGATATTATAAAAATAATGGACGTATGGAACTAATGTCACGGAACGGTTTGATGATACAAGACTATATTGGTTACGGATATGCTATGCATGGATGGGATAGTGCCTCGCATTTGTATTCTTGTTGGTGGGATAATTCCACATTACATTTTTATGTAGATTCAACTAACGTATGGACGTCATCAGATAGACGATTAAAAAAAGATATTATGCAAATTAAAAATGCGTATATTGAAGCCGTAGGAAAAGTTGATTTAGTTCAATACCGTCTTAATAGACCAGGGTATCACGACAATAATATTCATTTTGGTGCAATTGCGCAGGATATTATACGTGAATTTGATAACAAAGGTATGCCAAGCGATAATTTAAAAATGATATTTAAAGATAGAATTCAAATAAATAATCCAACATTATATTATGGTATGGATTACGAGCAATTCCTTATACTGCGTTTGGCATATAACGAAAAAATAATTAAGCAAATGCAAAACGAAATTGCAGAACTGAAAGGAGATAAAAATGAAAACATTTAGCACAACAATAGGTCATTTATATGACATAGAGCAGGAAATTATCAAATCTGGAGTAATGAATATGTCTTTCTCCAGAAAAGGTAGTTTCTCTATTGCTCGAAATTTAAAGAAGCTTACGTCTGAGCTAGAGACTTATAAAGAGGAGAGAGCTAATCTTATAAAGCAGTACTCTGGGGATTCTGACTCAATCAATCCTGAGAATCCACGTTGGGATGAGTTCTATAAAGAATATTTAGAGCTTTCAAATGTGGACGTATCAGTAGAGATTAACACAATCTCAGAGGAAGATTTCCCAGAGCAGTGTACACCTATGGTCTATACAGTTCTCGAGTTCATGACAGAAGATAACATTAAGGAGGATTAAACAAATGTTAAACGCAACAACTACACTTTCAATTCAGGGTTCTTCAAAAGACCCAGCAACACAGCAGGATATTATCACTTTCGAGGCTCGTCTTGAGTTTGATGGAAGAATCAACATGTACAAGAGTTGCCCTGACCGTAAGACATACATCGACAACAAAGCAACAGCAGATGCTGATTATGACAAATTTGAAGCTTATGCCAACGCTATATTTGATAAGGTCTCAGCAGGAGAATCTGCAACAGAGGAGGTGTAAAATATGGATTTTAATGCATTAACTTCGTATTTTGTACCAGTAGTAGTGATTGCGTGTCTTATCTTGGGATACATATTTAAACACGCATCATTGTTCAAGTTCATACCAAACGATGACATCCCAGCTATTCTTGCATTAGTAGGTGGCATTTCAAACCTGATTGTTACTGGACTTTCATTTCAGAACTTCATATTGGGTGCTCTAATGGGATTAGCTTCTACTGGTATGCATCAGGCATTTAAGAATTTCGTGGAGAATAACAACGAGGAATAATAATGGACACTATACAATTCATAGGCTACCTGATTACTTCAATAGTTACATTAGGAGCTTTTGTGGGGGTTGTAATGAAATTTGTTCAGCCTATTAACGATTTAAGGGTTGTTATTCAAAAGCTAAATGATGCTATTGATACTCTGACTAGAGATAATCAGGAGCAGAACAACAGAATAAACAAACATGGCGAACAGATTGATGATCTCAACACCCGAGTTGCATCAATTGAATCAAACATGAAGAGAAAGTAGCATACACAGGGGTCAGACCTCAACATTACGATTTCTTCAAAATAGTATATGGAGGAATCAAAATGAACAAAACAAACAACAAATTGACCCCTAATGTTATAACTGTGGACATAGATAAGCTATCTTCTATGCTGTCGTGTGGTCACGCAACTGCACGCAAAATAGGAGAGCAAGCCGAAGCCAGAATCTACATAGGTCGCAGAGTGCTGTATTCAGTCAATAAAATTCAAAGATATTTGGATAGTATTGCAGAATAGCTATTTAGAGTGATATTTGTTATAATAGACACAACGAAACGTGTTGAATTATTCTAAATAGCTTGCACAACGACTTATGGAGGAAAGATCGTGGCAAGTAGAAAAGATTCAAAAGGTAGAAAATTAAATACTGGAGAGAGTCAAAGAACTGACGGTATATATGCATACAGATACATAAATGCACAAACTGGCAATCGTGAGGCTGTGTATTCTAAGGACTTAAAAGAGCTTAGACGTAAAGAAAAAGAAGTGAACGCTGATATTGACGACCATATTTTAACAGGTCCATCAGTTAAAGATGTTACATTAAATTCTTTATGGGAGGTATATTTGTATACTAAAGTTCTTGATGATGGCACAAAAGCAAACTATAAATCATTATGGAATGCACATATTCGTGACACGATTGGTCAATTAAGAATTACAGATGTGAGAACATCTACTATTAAAATGCTATACGCTAAGATGGACAAAGAAAAATATGCCTGCAGTACATTACAGTCAATTCATAACTTATTAAATCCATTATTAGAGTTGGCAGTGGATGACGACTATATTCGCAAAAATCCGGCACGAAGCATTACAATTGGTGACTACGGCAAGAAAACTAAATTCAAAACAGCAATATCTCCAATTCAGCAAAAGCAGTTATTAGAATTCATGCAGCAAAGCAAAATGTTTAGTAAGCATATTCCAATGATTACAATTATGTTGGAAACATCACTTCGTTGCGGTGAGCTAATAGGTCTCACATATAATGATGTAGATTTGAAGAAGAAAGAGCTGTACGTAACGCATCAGCTGACATATCGTAACTACCAAGATGGTGAAGGCTGTAAATTTCGCATCAAAAAGACAAAAACAGATGCCGGTAAGCGAACAATACCATTAACAGATGCTGCTTGCGATGCATTTAGAGCAATAAAGTTGCAGAATTTCCAACTAGGAAAAATATGCTCCGTTACGATAGATGGCTATACAGATTTTATATTTGTAACAAAGCATGGACGACCTATGATGCCGAATGGTGTGAACAATGCTTTATATAATGTAGTTAAGTATTATAACGAGTATGAGCTGAAAAAGGCATCAAAAGAGAAAAGAGAGCCAGTTCTCATTAATCAATTCTCTTCTCATGTTATGAGACATACCGGATGCACTAACATGGCAAGGTCCGGTGTGAACATTAAAGCAGCGCAATATATAATGGGACATGCTAAAAGTGATGTAACATTAGACGTGTATAATCACCTAAATAATGCATTTGATGCTAAGCTTGAAATTAAAAAACTTGAAAAAAATGGTACAGTAATGGTACAGTAAACGCCAAAATCAATTTAATATAAATTTAATAAAGCCTGAAAACCCTGTAAAATCAAGGGTTTTAAAAATTACTTTAAAAAAATTAGCACTCAAGGGTTGACATTGCTAATAGGTGGTGGTATGTTATGTACAGATAAAAAATTAGCACTCCAAAATACAGAGTGCTAACAAATTAAAAGCATACTTCAGATGGAGCGTGTGACCA